ATGCTTCCAATCACGTTGTTCTGGGCTCCGAAATCAAGTGTTTCCAAGAAACCAGTTGCCGAATCATCACCATTCAGGGTGTTGAGCTCGGTAAGAATCGTCGAGTTTCCACGGACAACCTGCTTGCACCATTCACGTTGCAACATGCCCATGACAGACTTGAGTCTGGCTTCAGCGATTCGGATAATGGCCCTGGGGCCCTTGTTTGAAAGTTCTTCTTTCTTGGTAATGACGACAGGAGCGACAAAATCGCACCAATCGAAGGAAGCGGTTCTCAGCGGATCTTTGACCGCGAGATTCACGGCTTCGTAACCGGTTGAAAGTTGAGTAATGCTTGAGTGTTCTGCAAGAATAACGGGGTGATCTACTTTCTGCCCGCCGTCGATTTTCTCCACGTTACCGGCTCTTTGTGCTGCTTCGAGCATTGGCACGGTACGGAAAGTATTGTCTACTTCCCGGTCAACGAGGAGGCGCAGGGTCGACGCTAATATGTCGTATTGAATAGCCATGTCTGCCTCTAAAAGATTATATATTTCAGTCTGTTAGAGCGTGCCCGTATGGGTTCTCGATTCATGGAGTATTCAGAAAGAGTCCAATCACCATCCTTTTTATAGCATTATTTATTCTTTTTGTGCAAGCAAATAATCATAGATTTCTGTGGCGCGAAGCTCAGTTGCGTTTGGTGGTTCGGTCATTCCAGTTCTTTTTCCTTTACCTAAACGCAAGCCTGCGGCCTTGGCGGCTCGTCTTTGTTTCACACCTTTCTGTTTTATTAAATTTTCATGCTGACGAGCTTGTCTTCCTTTGACAATCCAATACGCATTTTCAAGACGCATTTCCTTGTTGTTCAAAAGCAATGTCTTAACCTCATTGCGAACATTCTCGTCGTTTACAATGTCTGGATTCTCTTGCTTGAACTTATCCATTTTGATTCTGGTTTCGTTCCTGACTTGTTCTTCGTGCATTGGTTTCAGGACATCTTTTATGCGTGTTGCCACCAATTGTTCGACGTATCGGCTGAAAGATTCAGGATCATACGGGTCAAATTCACCAACTTCGGTTTCTGCCATCTCTTTAATGGCCTTGAAACCATCGCTGGAAGTCAGATTTTGTTGCAAAGTCAGAAGCTTTTCGCGCTCCGCTTGCATTTCACGCTTTTGTTCTGCCAACGCTTGGGTTTTTTTGGTGTAGTCTTTTCGCAGTGATTGAAGAGCTCTTTGGGCTTCTGGAGTCTGTGATTCATAAATCTTGTCCCAAGACTCACCGGACCTGAGCGTTTCTGGCTCGACCTTTTCTCCTTTCTCTTTTGACTCGGCGTTCGACAACAATCTTTCGATGGCACTGTCGTAGTTGTCTTTGGGTGCTTCAGTCTGTTCTACCGCTTGTTCAGACGCCGATATGGGTTCATTGGCATCTTGCGCTTTATTGGTTTGAGTCGTTTCTACGCTTTCGCTGTTGACAGTTTCTGAATTTTCCATTCTACCTCTTTAGTCGATGACTGTTTTACATTCTTTGCATGAAAAGTTGTTCGTCGCTCATCACTTCTTCACCACCACCCGGCATGGGTTGAGCCATAGTTACGTCTTCTTCAACCATTACATCACCTTCAGGTTCGATTGGTGATTGAAGAAACGCAGCAAATTCTTCGCTTGTCGCCAATTCCGTCAGTTGTCCGGCCAACATCATCAAATCTTGGTCGCTGATAATCTCATCAAGATTGATATCGATGCCCAAACCGGCCAAGGATACTGCATCTGCGATCATCATGACCGCTTGAAGGATCTCAGGAGGGAGCTGTTGCATGTCTCCTTGTGGAATCTCCAAAGGTTCCGCACCAAAAATAGCCAAGACTTGGTTAAGCGCCTGCCCAAATCGGGCCAAAGCATCTGCCGAAAAGTCACCCATCGGTGCAGCTTGAGCCAATTGTTGTGCATCGAGCATGTCTTGTTCCGCGCCTATGGCTGCGCCTTCTGCTAATAAGTCTTGTGGTATTGACATCTTCTACTCCTGAGCCATTTCTTTGTGTGGGAACGCTGTCGCGATAGCCGCTGTAATGTCGTTTGTTCTGTTCAAAGCATCGTTGAAAACCGACACTTCTTTTTCGTGTTGCTTGTTTTCACTGTAAATCGATTGCTGCTCGTCCGCAATCTCACTGCTCGAAACGGGCCTTACGCCCATCTCCTTCATCACCTGATCCTTGTGTGCTGCATTCTTGATGGTCTTGCCGAGACCAACGTCGAAATACTCATGCGAATCACCCCATCTCGCCGGAGTATGCGCCCATAAGGACACGCATTGCACCATGTTGTCTTCGCAACAAACCGGTGTTCCGTCATGAAATCCTTGAAATACTTCAATCGTTTTTCTGCAACTGTTACATTTGAAATCATACAGCGGCATTATTCTTCTTCCAAAAGGGTATACGTGAACTTCTCCCAACGCGGATGATGCTCTATTTGCTTTTCACAAATCGACATAAACCGTTTAAAATCACGATAATGCGAGAAAACCGTACACCCGGCTGACCATTTCGAGACCCTACCTGACGATCCAGTGGGATGGCTTCGATGTATGTTACATCCAAAATACCCTTCTTCAATAGTGTCCGGATCCATGTCATGTACCGAGTCTCGGTTCGCATCTCGAAACACTTTTATTGGCCCTCTTTGCACCAAGCTTTTGTATTTGCCTTTATGCAAGCCGATTTCATAGCCTTTCCATTGCCCCGGACATACGATTGCCGTGCCGGTTCTTCTGCTGGGGTGATTCAAATAGTAGACCCCTGGGTCTGTTGTGACCGCCCATCGTTCGACTTGCCACAAACCACGATCCTTGTATACGACGCATAGCCAATCATCAAAGAAATCAGGCTGACCATCTTTTTTACGCATCGCGATTATGTTGAGATTGAAATCACCCTCGGTGAAAATCTCATATCCTTTGGCTTTCACCACTTCCAAAATCTTAGGAATCATCCGGCTCAATCCTTTCGAACAAACTGTCTACTAATTTATCTTGATTATGCAACTTTATGCCATATTCTGCGTTGATTTCTGCAATCACCGACAGAATCGTTTCCGGTTTTGTCGGTTTTTCCGGTGGTGACGGTTCACCTTTCGGCATGTTCAACGTTTTACCATGCGTCACACGTTCCGTGTATCGCCAGAACTCGATGTTTTCCCAGTCTCCAGTTTTCCTGATACGAGCCTGCTGCTCAGGATTGTATTTGCTGGTCATGGCAACAACTGTGATATGTCACCGGGTGACGGCAATCCTTGTCCCGCCAAAGATGTCGATTGTGTTCGAGCTCCTTCGGCGGGATTTTGTGGGACATTCGGTCCAGCCGGTGTCGGCATCGCACCAACAGCTTCGACAAATGACTGCGGAAGGTCCAACATTCGAACTATTTCCGCCAAAATTTGTGCCGGTGGTACGCCCAACTGCCCTAAAATCGGCATCACTTGGAAAAACTCTTGTTTTTTTACAGCCTCGGACACCGGAGTAGCCCCAGAATCTTGAGCAAAGAACTTGAACTCACCATCGAGATGCGACCCCAATACGGTTTTCGGCTCACCTGAAACAACAATCGTTTCACCAACATCATCGATGTAAAGCCGCATCATTGCTATGTACAACCTTGCAATGCCTTCGATCACATTGTCTCGTTCTCTTGCGAGTCTTCCGACTTCAGACGAAGAATACGCAGCAAGCGCTGTAATCTCAGTCGCCGTCGCTCTCGTCGATTCACCTCGAGTAAACGGAGCCAGAATGCTTCCTCTTTCGAAATCCTCTTGTACCTGCTGAATGTACGACTCCAATTCCGGAGGGACCGGCGTGTGTGGAACCGACAAAATAGAACCCGCAATCTCTTGGCCTTGCGAGATTTCAACTTCGATAAACTCACCATCCACCCCCTGGGCAAGCTTCGCCATGGCTTCAGCATCGAAGACACCCTTTTCAACCACCCATTGGCGTGCAGCCCTCCGCACCATCGACGCCTGATACGTCCGTATGATGTTGCTCTCTTGCACTTGATCGTACACCCTTCTCAATGGCGAATAGCCTCGCATCGGCAAGTCAGGCTGTCTGGAATAAAACAATGGAACAATCGGCACTATAGGCGCACCACTGCTGTCCTTGAATGGTATCTCGTCGTACTTCACCTCAGTGAGCTCTTCGCCAACACCTTCTTTCACGCTTACCCCGGTCTCGACAAACCGGTCGCCATTCGCATAGTCCGGTGACCAGATGTGCAACTTGTCTTTCTCAATGTCGTAAAACTCCACAATCTGCACATACTCGAATCTCGGTCCATGCTCTTCTGTGGCTGATTCCGGAGACAAACCATGCTCTTCCGACCCAACCGCTTCATCAAGAAAGCGCATCAACGCATGCGTGGCAAACTTCTTCGAACCATACTTCTGACGCGCTTCATGCAAAGTAATGTAATATCTGTGCGCCACATATCTCTGCGTCTTCCATGACCCCGCATCAGTATCGACAATGACATCCCACGGACTGACCGCTGTAACATCGACTCGTCTGAACGGATCCTTGTGCTCGTTCGGTATCATCTTCATAAACGCACACGGGTAAATCAACGCCAATCTCGTACAGTCTTCCAACTGTGTCCGTATCGTTGTCATATAGTTGTTCGCCAAGGCCTGAACAACTTCCGGATCACCATCGCCACGCAAGTCACCCTGAACAATCACAGCCGGACTTCTCGCAAACAAAGACGAAACATACCCCTCCACATACTCGTAGGCTCGACTCGTTTCAATCAAAATCTGGTCCGGGCTCTCTTGTTTCGCCCAATACCGACACATATAGGCGCTTCTCAATCTCCGCAGCTCAGGACGATGCTCATCCCAATACTGATTGTGCGCTGCAAAAATCTCTCTTACTTCCTTCGGCTTCATTCATTCACCTTCCACGGCAGATTGTTCTCTTTGATCTTGCCACATCTAACCTTCGAGATCAAGGTATCCATAAGATTTCTCTTTGCCATTTGCAACTTGCGCCGTGGAATGTCCCGCAAGCATCGATACGCCAAAGCCATCGACATCGCCAAGTCATCATGCATTCCTTTCGGCGCCTCCGGAGTAACCCTTTCGACCGTCAATGCCCTCAACTCAGACAACACCTGAGCATCAAGACGAGCAATCATGTTGTTCCCGACATACTCTCTCAACGTCTCATACGCATCAAGCTTGCTTTTCACCGATGTCACCCAGTCGACACCCTTTCGGCCACACCACAAATTCCGATATCCGCTGTGCCTCAAACGATACAAAACCACATGACCATGATTATTGCTTTCACATAAAACTTTCGCATCATTGTACCTCTGAGCAATCGTCAACACCTTGTCCGAAAACGCGGTAGGCGTGATCTCATTGCTCCGAAAATGATACACCGGCTGATACGTCGCCATAGACACCACGGTAATCGTCGAATAGTCAGAACCAACACCAGCAGCGACATCGACACCAATGGCATAAATATCCGTGGGATCTGGATCACTGTACTTCCTCTCTTTCCCATCGAAGAAAATCTCCTGTATGTACTCCAAATCCTCACTCTGAAAATACGTCGTAGATGCATGATAAAACGCATCTTCCATACAACCCGGATACTCTCTACGGAACTTGTCCAGACCAAGCGTAGCAACCTGCTGACGCCTCCAATACAACTGATCGTCATCCAAGGCAAAACGGATAGACAACTTCTCCTCTTCCTCCGTCTTTACAAACTTCTTCGGGGCATCCTGACGATACTTCAAATGCTGGTGCCACCAAAACGTGATCAACTTCCAACCATTCTCCGGAGCACCCATCACCAATCGATGAAACGTATCCCCTGGTACATTAGGAGTACTCTCAATGAAAATAGCCCCATTGCCAACAGTCGCCACCACTTGCGCCAACAGCTCACCCGGATTCTCGTAAAATGCAAACTCCGACAAATGAGCAGCAGACAAGGTAAAACTCCTCGTACCACCTTTAGAACCAGCAGTGTAACTGGACATCGCCGCTTCAGTATCCGCAAACTCCAGACTCGTCGCATTATCAACACTCAACTTACGATCCAACAACTTCGGCAGACTCGACAACAATCGGGAATCCATACGCCTCAAATGTTTAGCACTCCGGTCATGAAACGAAATGACACCAAACCTTAAAGGGTCTTTTGTGGTATATGTACGCCATAAAGCATACGCCCGTAAAACAGTCGATATCCCGATCTGACGAGGCTTCAGTACGATCACCCTCTTGGACTTCTGAACCTCACGTATAAGACGCTTCTGCTCGCCATTGGGCTCGAACCGAATACGCTTTCCACTCGCCTTGTCAGAGATGTGCAGCAGACGTATGAAGCTCAAAGGATCCGATAAGATTTTGTCTAACTGAGCTTGGATGTCGGTTGGCAGCATAGGGTAGTATAGCAGGTTACCCGGCCTAAGAAAAATAGGTCGTATATTTTTTGGGCTCCTTTAAGGAATGCCGAGGTGGAGATTGGGGGCCCCTCCCCTCCCGTGTTAGGATTGTCTTACGGCTTGTGATGACCCCTCTTTTTTCCCATGCTTTCAAGGGGGCACCCAATAGCCGAGTATGAGAGACGGTTAACCATATCCCTATCCCAATATTCCCACAATCACACTCCTCCTCTCTCATCCTCCCATATTCCCACCATTCTATCCGTCTGTTCTACCTTCCTCACCTTCCTTTATCGGTTGACTCATGAATCTTGTTGATGATTATCGAAATAAGATATCGTTTTCATTTGTAATGTATACAATACTATGATACAGTATAGGTATAAACAAACCAACCAAGGAAAACCAAATGTCTATTCAATCAAGACTTGAGATTTTAGCTGTTCTCTTTTCGCTCTCTATGATGGCTGTTCTTCCGCTTATCGCCGTCTTCTTCTGCTTCACCGGCTTGTCTTCTTAACCAAACCAAACCAAACCAAACCAACCAAGGAAACTACAATGTCACTTCAGCATCAAGAACTTTCAAGACTTCTGAACACTATCATCGAAACCAAAAGAGAATATCCCGGTCGAGACCTTGATATCAAAATAATCAAAGAACGCGCAGCGAGAGGAAATTTGGAATTCGCTATCTTGAGAGCGAAGGCAGTTATCGAAGGTCAAATTCAAATTATGCAAATGCCAAAGTCAATCACTGCACTTATCGATAGCCTCTAAACCAAACCAACCAAGGAAACTACAATGAGAATGATTATCCAAACCGAAACCCGAGCACAACAAAAAACCATCGTTCAAGTATTCCATAGCGCCATTGATAACTTCGCTATTGAATGCTTCGAAGCTTGGCAAGTTACCCTTTCCAAGGTGAACGGCCTTTACACTGTCACTATCGACGATGTCGACTCTACTCAGCGCGAAGACATCGTTCAAATCTTGATTGAATGCGAAGAGGACATGATTATCAATTTTCCCTTTTCAGTTCAAACGCTCGAATACTAAACCAACCAAGGAAACTACAATGTCTATTGCTCTTAAACTTATCTCAGAAGAACCTAATATCGATACCCGAGACATGCTCGAATTAATTGCCGTTCGCGCTTATCCTTTTGTCGGATATTCCGCTGATTTTATTGACGCCGCTTGGTCTCTTGACGATTGCGAAGAGTCCGGCCTTTTTATCGTTCTTTCTGACCATGGTTCTTTTACGATTATTGAGCGAACGTGGGATATCGCCGATGATAACCTTTTTAATCCGGACGATAATATCCTCGAAACAAACGTAACGATTGAATCTAAAATCCCTTTTGGATTTACTCTTCAATCTTAAAATCCATCAAACCAACCAAGGAAACTACAATGTCACAACCAGCAAATAAGAAGAAATACAATAAAGCATTAAGAAGGCTTATCGAGACCAGACGCTTAACGTCTGATATGCTTAACCCACTTGGGGTGCCTTTTGAATGGTTTTTAAGACTTGCTAATAACTCAGATGATTTGAGTAAAAAAAAGATTGAAGCCTTAATAATTCATTTAAGCAAATTCAAATAACCATAAAACCAAACTAAACCAAACCAAACCAAACCAAACCAACCAAGGAAACTACAATGAAATACACTGAAAGATTTATTCACGAGCCTTTTCCTCGAGACATGCCATTCAGAGGTGAGGCTAGATTCCTTAAAATGAGAGGTTTTACTCTCAAGCTTGTTGAGTGGGACGACATGACGGCATTGGAAGCTTACACTTTTATTGGTGCAGAAGAGCCCGTAATTACCGTCTATTCATATGATTTTTGTGACATGATTAACATCAAACGCGGTAACCGTTGCTGGCATTGTCCAAGGCCGACCGCTAGCGAGGTTATCACCGAATTGATTAACTGCGCGAAGCAATACGAAAAGTATATCTCTTGAAATGCTCCGATGCTTTCGGCTTATGTCGAAGGCATCAGACCTTTTCAAGGGACAAACCAAACCAAACCAAACCAAACCAACCAAGGAAAACCAAGTGAAAGCTTCAAAATTAACCAACTGCCCAGTTTGTTCATCTATCCTCATCGGTACTGTGGATACGGATAGAATTAACGACGTTACAATAATCGTGAAAACTGAGTGTTTAGACTGCGGACATGTTTATAACCTCACCTTCACTCATGATTCAAGCGATGACACTGTTCACAACTTTTTAAATGAACAAGTATTTAACCTTCAGCAAAAAGCAGACCCGAACAATGTATTGGACCTCGGGTCTTCTGCATCGTTCTTTCAGTTTTCCGATGGCTCTTCATTTCATGATTTGATTGAAAACATCCAACGCAAACTCGAAGAGTACGGCCAATCCATCAATTAAACCAAACCAAACCAAACCAAGGAAATAAAATGACAACCAAGGAATTCAAACCATTATCAATCCGAATCTTATGGACAAGCGAAAGTAAGAACACGAAAACCGGCAATATCCCGACGGGCTGGATTGGCGAAACTCAAAAGGAATGCAAGGATTCATGTAAAGCATCCGGATGCCCTCTTATTCCGAAAAGCGACGGAGGGAAAGGCGGCAAGGTCGGACGCTTGAATCTTAAGTCATGTTATGCATATCGAGGAAGGGTCGGTCAAGCGCTCCGTTCTATTCAAAAAGCATATGCTCGTCTCAAGCAAGAAGGTGAAGGAAAGCATACCAGGTATCACTTAAATAATGCCCTGGATAATAGTAGACGCTCCGCTCGAGTGGTTCGGCTTTCTGCAATTGGGAACGTTGGAGTAATCCCAAAAGAGGAAGCGGACCGAATTGCTAAAACCGTCAAGGATAAAGGCATGGGTCTTTTGTGCTACGTAGCCGGTTATCGTTTGGCTAGTCAGTGGAAAGACTATGCGCTTGCTTCAACCTATACGCTCAAGATGGCCGATAAAGCTATCCGGAAAGGATGGCGTCCGGTTTCGATTTTACCTTCCGATTATCAAGGTGAAGTCTTCGAGACCGAGGACAAGAATATCGCAATGGGTTGCTTGGCTCAAACCACTGAAGGCGCCGTAGATTGCAATCAATGTGGCTTGTGTGTTCGCCAATGGTCTCCCGTGGAACAATTGAAGCGCCTTAACGCCATGGGGCATGTTTCCGATACCGACCTTGAAAGAGTCTCAAAACATCCTCAAGGCGAATCGCTTATTGTTGTTTTCAAGTCTCATAACTAAACGCTTAGACGGCTCTTATCCTCTCGCCTTTGCGGGAGGCTGAGACCCTTTCAAGGGACACAAACTAAACCAACCAAGGAAATTACTATGAAAGTAGACTTATCTAAAATTTGCATTATCCACTATGAAATATCCGGATATTGCGTAAGCCCCTTTGACGGTGAACTGTCAAGCTATGGTGGTTATAAATACCGATATACCGCCAAACAATCCGCTCTTGATGCTGGCTATACTCATCAATGGGACGGAAAGCGAGTCCGAAAGCTTTCGGTTAAATCATGATTGACATGCTTATCATGTGCTCGACGGTCTATCTCGTTATCATGGCTTGCCAGTATTTCCCTTCAGGTATACATTACACCGATGATTAAACTAAAGACATACTTCATCCCCGGCGAACCTCTGCAAATGACACGGCAGCGGTTTGGTCGGGGACGTTCTTACCACGTCAAAAAGACCTCTGATTTTTTAAAAATGGGAGCTGAGTTCATAGAGCTCGAAGATAGGTCCGGTCCCAATACCGGCGACGATTCAGGTCCGGTTACTGGCCGGGTTTTTGTTTTCATCGAATACTTTTGTGGTCGCCCTGGTCGACTAAAAAGGAAGAGCTCACCATCCAGCGCCATCTATAAAGACACAACACCCGATTTAGACAATAAAATTAAAATGACGCTTGATATCCTCCAGAAGGGGGGCGCTATCGCCGACGATAAAACGGTCGTTGGTCTGGTCGCTTTCGACTTCTGGACCACATACGATTTTAAAACCAAGACCCAAGGATTGATAGGTCAATCCATTACAATATACAAACCAAACCAAGGAGAAAACGATGTCGAATTCACCATCGAAAGCTTGCGACATACGCTCGAAGCAAACGAAACTTAGATTTAAAACAAAAACCCGAGACGATATACTCGAAGAATACATTGAATTGAATAGGCGCTTTCATCGAGTCCGGCGCCGAAATGCTCAACTCCAAATCCTGGTCTCGAAGGCTCAAGACAAGGTCACTCGATTGTGCAATCTTTTTGAGGCTGCGAATTCTGGTGGTGAATCATGAATATCACGCAATTCATCGCAATCCCCAAGGGCTCCAAGGGCCACGGGAGAGCTGAAACAGTTCCGGTCACTGTCCGGCTTCCGAAAACTCTGGTTGAAAGCATCGATAATCATGCCAAACGAGAATCGGAAAAGCAAGGTTCGAGGGTGACCCGGAGTGCAATTATCTGGGCCATCGTTAGCTGCTACTATCAAAATCTTTCGCTTGTCGATGGTCGATATGCTCGAGTGAAGCACTCACTTCTGTCTGGCGACGAATGCGACACATGCAATGCTCCGCTTGACCTGAACGAAAAAGTGTTCTGCACAAGCTGTTTTCAAAGTCTCACCAAATAAAAAAGGAGAGGCCCAAACCAAAAGGCCCCTCCAACACAAACATGGCCAACCAAGGAAGCAAACCATGTCTAAACGTAATTACCGCAAAATCAACCCAAGTCAAGCAAAGTGGGTCGCAAACATGATTTTTTTTCCAATTCCCCCCGATTTACTGCCAGAAAAGTTCGTCGACCGAGCCTCGGACGCAGAGGGCTGGATGTATATCTGGCGTATGCTCGAGCTCTATGAAGAACCAGACAGTTATCGCGAAATCGCTGCCCATTTGAATTGGTCAACTTACAGTGTCGGGCGCATGTTAAAAGAGGCCCTGGTCTTCAAAGAGGACTGGAAAAAGCTTATCAAACAGTCTTCAAACAAGAATCAAACAAGAATCAAACAGTCAAACGATGGCATGGAAGACGATGAGGTTGAAGAATCAAACAGCAATCAAACAGGAATCAAACAGTTTTCAAACGAAACAAACAATGACACTACTAGTAATAAATTAAATACACTAAACTTTGAATTATATAATTTACCAAAAATCGGAATCCCCAAAAAGATGAACACATCAAAACTGACCGATGAAGTTTGCCGATTGTGGACTATTTGGTACGGATTGTTGACCACGAAAAAAGTACGGACCATTTCCGTCGCCAGCGTAAATACTCTTCACAAGTTTTTGAATGAGACCATCTCGGTGGGCGATGAAACGGAAAAGCTCTACACGTTTGATGACATTGAATGCCTGATTCGCTGGGCGATGACATC